GTTACAGCACAAGCTTATTCAACGGTGACGTTGTTCAGCTTGGTACTGGTGCTAACATCGGTGCATTAGTTGCCTCTACTCTTGCTTACAACGCTTCTAGCGCTGTTGCAGGTACTATTGGTATTTTCGTTGGTGCTGAGTATTCAACTACTGGCGGTCCAATCTACGGCAAAAACCGTTATCAATTCTGGAATGCTTCTACAAGCGCTCCTGATGCAATCGGTTATGTTGTTGACGATCCTCAAGCTGTATTCCAAACTGCGGTTGTTGCTAACCCAGCTGGTACAGGTGGCTCTACTACGATTCAGTACATTAACCCAGCTTTCGTTGGTTCTAATGCTTACTACATCGGTAACGCTGCTGGTAATACAGGTTCTACAACTACTGGTGACTCACAAGCAGCTGTTGCAGTTTCTGCATCTGCTACTGTAAGCACACCTATCACTACTTCTGCCCCATTCCGTATTGTTGGCGTTGTTGGTGCTTCTGCTGTAACTGTTGCTGCTAATGCTACATCTAGCTCTACAACAATTACATTGGCTGCTTCTAACTCTGCTATTCAACCCGGCATGGCTGTATCTGGCCCCGGCATCACAGCTGGTTCCAATACATATGTAACAGCAGTATCAGGCACAACTGTAACGATTAACACAGCTGTTACAACAGCTCAAAGTACATCTGCACAGTTCTCATTCACCGGCTACCCAGAAGCATTAGTTGCATGGAACTTCGGTTACCATAGCTACTTCAATGCCACTGGCGTTTAATTAAGGAGTATTTAAATGGCTATTTCACGTGCACAACTGCTAAAAGAGTTACTCCCCGGATTGAACGCATTGTTCGGACTTGAGTATGCTCGCTACGGTGAAGAACATAAAGAGATCTACGAAACAGAGACCTCTGAGCGTTCATTCGAAGAAGAAACAAAACTGTCAGGCTTCTCAGCTGCTCCAGTCAAAAATGAAGGCCAAGCCATCGCTTATGACAATGCACAAGAAGCATGGACAGCTCGCTACAACCACGAAACTATCGCCCTTGGATTTAGCTTAACTGAAGAAGCAATCGAAGATAACCTCTACGATTCTTTGTCAGCTCGCTACACCAAAGGTTTGGCTCGTGCTATGGCATATACCAAGCAAGTTAAAGCTGCTGCAGTATTGAACAATGGTTTCAACAGCCAAGTTACTTATGGTGACGGTCAACCATTGTTCTCAACAGCTCACCCATTGGTTTCTGGCGGCACTAACGCTAACACTCCATCTACTCCTGCTGACTTGAACGAAACTGCGCTTGAAAACGCTGTTATTCAAATCGCTGCTTGGACAGATGAGCGTGGCCTCTTGATCGCTGCTCGTCCTAAGAAGTTAGTAGTTCCACCTGCATTGCAATTCGTTGCAACTCGTTTGTTAGACACAGAACTCCGTGTTGGTACAAACAACAACGATATCAATGCTATCAAGAACAACGGTTCCGTTCCAGAAGGTTACACAATTAACCACTTCTTGACCGCAACTAACGCATGGTTCTTGACTACTGATGTTCCAAACGGTTTGAAGCACTTTGAGCGTATTCCATTGCAGAACAGCATGGACGGCGATTTCGACACAGGTAACGTACGTTACAAGTCTCGTGAGCGTTACAGCTTCGGTGTATCAGATCCATTAGGTATCTACGGTTCCTATTAAACTAAACCCTTCACAAGAGTAAGTTTGCCCCCACCTTAAAAAAGTGGGGGTTTTTGCTTTAAAGGGCTTGCATATTAATCAAATTGTGGTATATTAGTTCCAAGGAACTTTATCATGCCATATGCACAAGACTACATAGGAATATATAAAATCCGTAACAAAGTTACGGGTAAATGCTATGTTGGTCAATCACAACATGTAAAAAAACGTATACATGAACATTTTCGTCTTTTAGAAAAGGGAAGCCATGTTAATCGTATTTTGCAAAATTCATACAATAAATATGGCAAACAAGCATTTGACTGGACATTAGAAGTTGAATGTAAAAGTGCAAAAGATTTGGATGATCTTGAAAATGCATTTTTACAAGGAAATGCACATTTTGATGAGCCTACTTATTTTAATATAGCTAACATTGCTAAAGTGCCTATGCGAGGTAAAAAACATACTCAGCATACAAAAGATATGATTTCACTTTCTAAATTAGCTAATACAAAACATGTTAATCAACAATACATTGAAAAGTTAAAATTATCTCGTAAAAAGTTAGCCTTGTCAGATCCAAAATATCTTGCAATAGTTAAGTTTATAGTTAATAATCCAGATATGTCCTATGCTGAGAGAGGGCGTGTCATTGGTAGGGATACATCAACTACTAGGAAAATTGCTCTCAAATATTTTTATTTAAAAGGAGTTTTATAATGGCACGTACAGTACTTGAAGGACCGATTTTATCTGGCGACAATCGTTTTGGTCCAGTTCGTGACGTTGGTTATACAGACCTCGTTCAAACCGCACTTTTAGATTTTTCAGTAACATCAGCTGGCACTAACTATGGTGGTGGTTCTGGTGTTTTTGTTGCTTCTAACAACATTCCAAACAGTGCTGCAACTATTTATACCCCACAATCTGGTGTATATAGCACAAACGGTCCTACTAAAGCATCTGCTCCTACAGCTGATGCGACTAACACTGTTTATCGTGGTGTAGTGTTTTATTTGCCATATAGCTGCAATATCACTGACGTTATCCTTGATATCGGTACAGTTCCAAAAGATTCAGCTGGTACTCCAGTAGCTGTAAGCGCAATTCAGCCATATGTTTCAAATAACTTTGCAACTTCTACTGGTGTTTATGCAACATTTGCAAACATCTCTAGCCCAGCTGCACAACGTTATACAGCAACTTATGTTGGCTCACAGTTAACCAATAGCAATGCAACTTTGCAAGATTTCCAAAACTTGCAACCTGGTCAACAGCCTTCATGGTTTAGCCAAGTAGTTGTTACTTTGGCAATGACTACAACTGCTGCTGGTCTATCTTCAGGTCAAGTTGAGGTAACTTTACGTTACAACCAGAATGATATGAACATTGGTACAAGTACAACTTACCCATACGGTAACTTTGACTAATTAATCCTCTTAGGGGGGCTAAAAACCCCCAACCTTTTAAAACTTAGGAGATTAATTATGAGACCACAAGTGGTAAGTGTTACAGGAGTAGGAACATCGCAGCCTATTATTTTAGATAATTACATTAGTCCATTTAATATTGGTTTTGGCGCTGTTATTACTGGTAGTCCAACTTATAAAATTGAACATACATTTGATAATGTATTAACAAATTCAAGTCCAACTTGGTTTCCTCATCCTACTGTAGTAAATGCCACAGTAAACCAAGATGGTAACTATGCTTTTCCAGTATTTGCTATTCGCATTAATATTACAGCAGTCAGCACTTCTGGAACCGTTCAACTTACTGCTATACAGGCTGGAGTTGCATAATGCCTTATGTTGGTTACTCAGGTGTTGCTAATTCAGCATTAACCCATCCAGGATGGGCTGAAGGTGTAGCAGCTGATTGCTATGGCGATATTGGACAAGGAGTTGCTGGAGCCACAGTAGTTTGGAGAGCAGCTGGTCTTGTTGAACAAGGATTTATATTATTAGAAGCTTCAGGACCAAGTGATCCACAATTATATGTTCTTGAAGAGAATTACAATAAAATTGAGCTGGAGAACTATTAATGAGCAATAGTCAAAAAATATCGCAAATGACAACAGCTACAGTTCCGTTAAGCGGATCTGAATTAGTGCCTATTGTTCAATCTGGCAATAACGTATCGGTTTCTGTAAACAATATCAATGCTACTAGCGGTCTTAGCTATCAAGGATTGTGGAACGCTTCAACTAATACTCCAACCTTAACATCAAGCGTTGGAACAAGAGGTTATTACTACATTGTTAACGTAGCAGGGACAACAACACTAAATGGCATTTCTACATGGAACGTAGGTGATTGGGTTATTTTTAGTAATACAGGTGTATGGCAACGTATTGCTGGCGGCGTGCCAGCTTCTATCTCTATTACAAATGACGCATCATCAAATACTAACTACAACTTAACATTAACCAATGCTAGTTCTGGTTATATTACCAACGAATATGTTGATAATGGAGCATTAACATTTAACCCTAGTACACAAACTTTATCTTCAGGAAGATTTGTAGCTACAGAAACTAGCACTTATGGACCTTCAATAGAAGTTACTACTATATCAGCTTATAGATACCCATCAATCGGTCTTAAATCTGAAGCGTTTCAAATTACATCGTATGACACCGATCCAGACAACAATGTTTATAACTATTCTGTTTTTGGCGATTACGGTTGGATGGGTTTAGCTTTATCAACAACTAATAACATTTATGATTTAGGAAATATTTGTTTTGCAGTAAATCAATTTGGAGCAATTAATTTAGGCTTGGTTACTGGCGGTTCAAATACTTATAACAATGCAGGAACAGCAGGTCAGGTATTAGCATCAAACGGATCGTCTTCCCCTGCTTATTGGGCAAATGTTGGAAGTCTTCCTTCTTTAAAAGAAATGAAAGCAAACATTGCTTCTGTTGGCGATGTAAATTGGATTAACGGATTAAACCCTGTTTCCTATAATAAACGCATTCAAGATGACCAAGGAAATTACACTGACGCAGTACAACCAGAAAAAGAATTTGGTTTAATTGCTGAAGAAGTAGAAGCTGTTAATCCTGAAATGTGTTATTACAAAGATGGCAAATTAGCAGGCGTAAATTATTTACAATTTATTGCACCACTGCTTAAAAAGGTTCAAGACCTTGAAGCTCGCCTTGCGGCGGTAGAAGG